ACGCTGTAAATTCTGATATTCAAAATACTTTTTATGTATCTAAACAAGTACCAGAAATGAAAGTAATGGACTTTTTAAGTGGTTTGTTTAAGATGTTTAATCTAGTAGTCTTTAAAGAGGATAACAATATATTTACTGCTTTAGCTTCTCAATATATGAATATTGGCAATGCTTATGATATTACTAAGTATGTGGATATGGAAAGTTCTACACTAGAAAGGCTGTTTCAGTATAAAGAAATGGACTTTAAATTTAAAAGTAAGAAGTCCTTTTTAGTACAATTTGCTGATGAGATAAATGGAGTACCTTTTGCAGAAGAAGATTACGGAAGTGAAGAGTGGGATGGTAAAGTATATAATCTAGAAGTACCTTTTGAGAAAATGATGTATGAAAGGTTGAGTAATGAAGACCCACCATTTGCTTTATCTGATATTGGACAGGGTGCTATGATAGACAAAAAATTTGATGCAACAATAGGAGAGCCTTTACTTTTATGTATGGATTATACAGATAGCAATGGAGATTATGCAATAACAGGAACAACAGCAGATACTTATTGGAGACCTACTCAACTAACTTCTAATAACTGGGGTAATGATGTAAATGGTTTAGCTTTAAATTTTGGAGAGGAGATTGATGAATGGCTACAAGTAAACCCTACTAATTATCAAAATTTATTTAGTGCTAATTACTTTGATTATGTAGACAGCGTTTTTGATAGACAAGCAAGGATGTTGAAAGTTAGTGCTTATCTTCCTTTAAGTATAATAACTAAGTACAAATTAAATGACAGATTTATAATAGCAAATAAATCTTATAGAATAAATAGTATAAAAACAAATCTATTAACAAACAAAACAGATTTAGAACTTTACAATAAAGAAGAGTTTGCAAGTCAGTTGGAAAACAGCCAAGTAGCTTATTTAGGTAGAGTAGCACAGTTGACAGAAGCAACTAAAGGAACAGATTTTATTACTGTTTCATGGAGTGCAGTTAGTGGAGCTACTGGATATAATGTTTATTATAATGGTACTTTATTTAGTGCAGAGCCAAACACAACTATAGCACTTAAGGTAAGTGGTTTAGAAAGTGATACGTGGTACAATATAGAAGTAAGAGTTAAATATACTATTGATGGGAATGATGTATTCTCTTTTGATACAGGAATAACAGCAAAAACAGACTAATGATAAAATTAATTTTAGATAGTTTAAAATACGTAAACGGAGAAACAGAAAACATAAGAATAGCAAAGGGAAAGCATAAGCTCCCAACAACTTTAAAAGAGGGATTTAAAGCACTAAAACAAGAAATAAGATGGGAATAGAGAAAACAATAAATATAAATGTTAAATCTAGTAATGCAGAAAAGGAGCTAAAAAAAACTAATAAAGCACTAGATAAAACTTCAAGAGCCGGGAACAGTGCAAGTACTGCTGCAACTAAAACTGGAGCTGCAATGGGTGGACTGGCAACTGCTTCTGGAACTGCTGCTGGAGGTTTAGCATCTGTTGGTGGTGCTATTGGTGGTGCTGCAATTGGATTTACTACTTTAAAAACTAAAATACAAGCTGCTATTGTAAGTCTTAAGACTATGCGAGTAGCTGTAATGGCTACAGGAATAGGTGCGTTATTAATTTTATTAACTTCATTAAAACAAGCGTTTACAAGTTCAGAAGAGGGTCAAAATAAATTTGCAAAATTAATGGGTGTTATCGGTGCTGTTACAGGTAACCTATTAGACATTTTAGCAGATTTAGGCGAGGGTTTAATATCAGTATTTGAAGACCCAAAACAAGCTATAATAGATTTTAAAGATTTAATAGTTGAAAATATCACTAATAGATTTAATGCAATATTAGATACAGTTGGTTTTTTAGGGAGTGCAATTAAAAGCGTATTTAAAGGAGATTTTGATGAAGCTTTGGAGTCAGCAAAAAAAGCTAGTAGCAGTTTTGTAGATAGCTTTACAGGGGTTAAAAATAGTATAGATAAAGCTAAAGAAGCCACAAAAGGTTTTTTAGAAGAACAAAAAAAAGAAATAGGTCAAGCAGCAGCAGTTGCAGATATGAGAGCAAAAGCTGATAAAATAGAACGTAAGTTAATTGTAGACCGCTCAAAGCTAGAAAGCGAAATAGCAAACTTAAGGCTAAAATCAAGACAGGAGGAAGAATTTAGTGCTGCAGAACGAAAACAAGCATTGTTAGATGCTCAAAAACTAGAAGAACAATTACTAGACAAAGAAACTGAATTTTTAGAATTAAGAAGAGATGCACAAATTTTAGAAAATACATTTAGCAGAAGTAATAAAGAAAATTTAACAAAAGAAGCTGAAGCTATTGCAGCAGTAAATAGACAACAAGCTGCTCGTGCAAATGCAGCAAGGCAAGTGCAAAGAGAAGTTAATACTATCTCAAAACAAATAGAAGCAGAAAACAAAAGGATAGCAAACGAACAAAAAGCTGCAAAAGACAAAGAAGTTGCAGAAGAAAAAACAAGACTTGATGCGATTCAAAAGATAAGAGATGACTTTGCTCTTAAACAAAAGGAGAAAGAAGCAGAATCAGAGGTTGAAAAAATTAACCTTGAAGAGCAAAAGAAACTTTCAGAGCTTGAAAAACTAGAAGCTTCGGAAGAGCAAAAACTCGAAGTATTAAAATATTATTCAACATTAAGAACAGAAGCAGAAGAGAAAGAAAATAAGAAAAAAGAAGAGATTGAGAAATTAAGAAAAAAACAAACTCTTGCAGATGCTCAAGGAACATTCAATAGTATAGCACAATTGGCTGGTAAAGATAGTAAAATTGGAAAAGCAATGGCAATTGCAAGTGCAACAATAAGTGGAGTTGAGGGTGTTCAGAACGCTTATTCAACCGCTCAAAAATCTCCAATAACAACATTTTTTCCAGCATATCCAGTAGTCCAGGCAGCACTCGCTGGAGCTGTAGCAGCAAAAAACATTGCAGCAATAAAAAGCGTTAGTGCTGGAGGTGGAGGATCAACAAGTGTTCCAGTTGCTTCTGGAGGTGGAGCTTCTCAACCACCATCTTTTAATGTAGTAGGTGCAACAGAAACAAGCCAGTTAGCAGAAGCAGTTGGAAGCCAAACTCAACAGCCAGTTCAAGCTTACGTTGTTTCAAATGATATCACAACCGCACAGAGCTTAGAAAATAACATTGTTGAGGGTGCAACTTTATAAACGCAAAAAAATAAATTAAAATTTATATATAGATATGAGAATTGTAGAACTTATACTGGATGAAGAACAAGAGATTGGAATTGAAGCCATTTCTGTTGTAGAGAATCCAGCAATTGAAGAGGACTTCATTGCACTTAAAAGCCAAGAGTTTAAACTTGCAGAAATAGACAAAGAAAAGCGTATCTTGATGGGTGCTCTTTTAATTCCTAACAAGCCTATATACCGCAGAAACGGAGAAGATGAATACTATATATATTTCTCAAAAGATACTGTATTGAAAGCTTCGCAGATGTATCTCATGCAAGGAAAACAGAATAACTCAACGCTTGAGCATCAATATCAAATAAACGGACTTTCTTTAGTTGAGAGTTGGATTGTTGAAGATAAGGTGCATGATAAGAGCGTGAAGTATGGAATGGACTTACCTTTAGGAACTTGGGTTGGAAGCGTTAAAGTAAACAATGATAAAATCTGGGAGGAGTTTGTAAAGACTGGAAAAGTAAAAGGGTTTTCAATTGAGGGATACTTTGCAGATAAAATGGAAAGACCGAAAGATCAAACTCTTGGAGATTTCATGACTGATGAGCAAAAGAAAAAAGAACTTGCAGAGATTGAGGAAGCAGAAGCAGAATATTTATTGAAAGAGATAAGAGCTATTATCAAGAATGATAAGAGAACAAAATCTGGAAAGAAAACAATTCTTGAAAGTTATTCTGATTATCCAAGTGGAGTAAAAAATAATGCAAAGCGAGGTCTGGAGCTTAATGAGAAAGTAAATAATAAATGTGCAACTCAAGTTGGTAAAGTTAGAGCTCAACAGTTAGCTCAAGGTAAACCAATAAGTGTTCAAACAATCAAGCGTATGTATTCTTATCTCTCAAGAGCAGAGGAGTATTATGATGAGGGAAATACAAAAGCATGTGGAACAATCTCTTATCTTTTATGGGGTGGCAAAGCTGGTAAACGCTGGGCACTTAGCAAATTAAAAGAACTGGATTTGATTGATCTTGAAGCTCCTTGTCAAGCTGGATACAGACAGTATGGAATGAAGATGAAGAACGGAAAATTAGTACCTAACTGTGTTCCAATAAAATGAGAAGATTTAAAAAATTTATAACTCCAGGAAAGTCATCTCCAAAAGGAAAGAAAAGAGCTTGTTTGTGCGAGGACAATACTTATTCAACTAAATGTTGTGATGGAAGCTTAAGAGCTCAAGGTATTGGAAGCATAACAAGAGCAGCAGATTTTTTGCTTCAAGAAGATAGGAGTTTTATATTACAAGAAAATAATTCTAAAATAAAGTTATAATGGCAGACAAGAAAATAACTGAATTAAGTAACGCAACCGCTTTATTAGGTACAGAAATTTTAGTAGCTGTACAAAATGGCGAAACAAAACAAACAACAGTAAATAAAATAAAGAATACTTTAGTGCCTTATAATTTAACTGTTGAAGCTGGGCAAACTATAAATTTAAGTTCTTCAATATTTGAACAAGCTATGTTGATTCGATTAACGTGGAGTGGTGCGAGTGGTAATATGACTTTAAATTTACCTAGTGCATCGGATAACACAAATAGAGCAATAAGGTTTATTTCAAATGGTGGGTTTGTAACTAACACAAGAGTTTATCTAACACCAATCGGTGGCGATACTTTAGATGGCTCAACAAATTACTATGAGATTAACAAAACCTATGAGGGTATAAAAATCTGGAGTGATGGCAGTGAGTGGTTTATCATCCAGAAAAAAGCTTAAAAATGCAAATTAATTTTTTAACACTTATATATTAATATGAACACGAATGATATGATCGAGAAAATCAAAGACGTTCTTAACTTATCCACAGAGATTAAGTTGGAACAACAAACGTTGGAAAACGGTGCTGTTTTGGAAGCAGAATCTTTTGAAGCTGGCAAAGAAGTTTTCATTGTTACAGAAGACGAGAAAGTTGCTGTACCTATTGGAGAGTATGAGCTTGAAGATGGTAGAGTGCTTGTAGTAGCAGAAGAGGGTTTGATATCTGAAATCAAAGAAGCTGGTGCAGAAGAGGAAACTCCAGAAGCAACAGAAGAAGAGGTTGAAGAAGTTGAAGCAGCAGAAGAAGAAAAGGAAGAGATGGGATACGCTACTAAAGAGGAACTTGCAGAGGTAAAAGAAATGATTGAGGAAATCAAAGCAATGCTTGAGCCAAAGGAGGAAATGAGTTCAGAAGATTTAGGGAATCTTATTACAGAGGAACTTGCAAAGCATGAAAGAACTGAATTGAGCGAAGTTCCAGAAGATGTACAAGCTGAACTTAATGAGCCAGCAGCAGAGCCAATCAAAGCAAATCCAGAAAATAAAGCTTCTGTTAATTTTAACAGATTAGCTTCTAACAGACCAACAACAATTTTAGACCGAGTAATTAACAAAATAAATCAATAATAAATGGCAACAACAACATCAATTACAACAACTTACGCTGGTGAGTTTGCTGGTAAATACATAGCAGCAGCTTTATTGAGCGGAGAAACTCTTAACAATGGTGGGGTAGAAATCAAACCAAACGTTAAGTTTAAAGAAGTAATCAAAAAAGTATCAACTGATGCAATCTTAAAAGATGCAACTTGTGACTTCGATCCAACTTCAACTATTACACTAACAGAAAGAATCCTACAACCAGAGGAGTTTCAAGTAAACTTACAATTGTGCAAGAAAGATTTTCGTTCTGACTGGGAAGCAGTAGAGATGGGGTATTCAACATTTGATCAACTTCCTCCATCATTTTCAGATTTCTTAATCTCTCACGTTGCAGAGAAAGTAGCTCAAAAAACAGAACAAAACATCTGGGGTGGAGTAAATGCTAACGCTGGAGAGTTTGATGGGCTTACGGTATTAATGGGTGCTGATGCATCTGTAAACCTTGCTACAACAACAGAAACTGCTTTCACAGCAGCGAATGTCGCTGGAGAGATTGGAAAATTAGTAGATGCTATTCCTAACAGTGTTTTATACCAAGAAGATTTACACATCTATGTTCCTAACAATGTTTACCAACTTTACTTACGTCACTTAGGTGGTTTTGCTGCTGCTGGAGTAGGTGCTAATGGTTATGACAATAAAGGAAACAACCAAGCATTAAGCAACTTGCTTTATGATGGGATCAAAATCTTTAGAGCTCCTGGAATGCCAGCAGACCACATGGTTGCTGCACAGAAGTCAAACTTATTCTTTGGTACTGGCTTATTGTCAGATTCTCAAGAAGTTAAGGTTATTGACATGAGCGATGTAGATGGAAGTCAAAACGTAAGAGTAGTAATGAGAGCAACTGCTGGAGTTCAGTATGGTATCGGTGGAGACATCGCTCTTTATACGCTTGCATAATTAAATTAATAACTAACGTAGAAAGGGGTGGGGAATATCCCTACCCTTTTTTATTATAAAAAACTAAAAATATGGCATGTGCAGTAACAAGCGGTCGCTCATTACCTTGTAAGAATAGCGTTGGAGGTCTTAAGACAATTTACATTCTTGACTTTGACCCAACGATTGCTGCTCTTTCTGATGATGCTGGAACAATTGATTTAACAACTGGAGGAGATTTCTTTAAGTTTGATATCAAAGGTAACAGTTCTTTGGAAACAGCAGTAAACAGTTCTCGCGAGAATGGAACGACTTTTTATGAAACAACTTTAAACATTACTTTTACTTTCCTTGATGTAGCAACGCAAGAGCAAATCAAACTTTTNAATGCTGGTAGAGCTCATTACGTGGTAGAAGATTACAATGGAAATCAACTGTTAATCGGACATAAGAACGGTGCAGAAATTACTGGTGGTACAATCGTAAGTGGTGCAGCAATGGGTGACCTTTCTGGGTTTACTTTAGTTGCAACAGCTCAAGAAGTAGCTCCACCATACTTTGTAAGCAACTTGCAAGAGGATGGTTTACAGATAGATCCAGACGCTTAATTTAGAGCAAATTAAAGGGTATATTCAAGGGGTTATCTTAATTGGTAACCCTTTTTTTATGCTTTTTATTCATCTCATTTAAGGGCAATTTTAAGCGTTTTACGAGTTGTTATGCTCTCTGTAATATAGGTCTATTAAAAAACCGAGTTCTTTGAACTGACAAAAAACCCTTCTTACAAAATTATGTAAAATACTTATTACATAAATTCCAGAAATATAAGTGTTTTTGCAATTATCATGCAAAATATTTCTTTTTTGTTTATATATTAATATGAAGTTAATTGGAACAAGCGGAAGTAAATCTTTTAAGATAATTCCAAGAGAATACATTACTGGTAGCATCACTGTTAATTTAAAAAGTGAGAGCACTGGATTAAATATAAGCATAACTCCAACAGCTTCAACAGACAGAAATTACTCAACTTTTACAGCAGATTTTGGAACGCTTACGGAGGGAGATTTCTATACGTTGGAAGTAAAGAATGGAAGCTCTGTAATTTATAAAGACAGAGTATTTTGCACAGACCAAACAATTAATCAATCCAACAACGATTATTACTCTGTTAATAGTGGAGAGTATGTCCAGGAGGATAGTTATGACAACGATTACATAATATTATGAATGATTTAAGAGTAGTAAATCTAAGCACATATACCAGTCCAGAGATTGTGGAGAAATCCAACAAAGAGTGGGTTGCTTATGGAAACGACAATAATTATTTCCAGTATCTTATTGACAGATATAATGGAAGTCCAACAAACAATGCTATTATCAACGGAGTATCGGAGATGATATATGGAAAAGGATTGGATGCTTTAGATTCAAACAGAAAGCCAGAGCAATACGCAAAGATGATTTCTTTGTTTCATAAGGATTGTGTAAGAAAGCTCTGTTACGATTTGAAGCTTATGGGACAATGCTCCATGCAAGTGATATACTCAAAGGACAGAAAGACTGTTGCAAGAGTAGAGCATATTCCAGTGGAGAACTTGAGGGCAGAGAAGTGCAATGAGAAAGGAGAGGTTGAAGCGTATTACTATTCAGATAACTGGACTAAAGTAAAGAGAGCGGATGACTGCACAAGAATACCAGCTTTTGGTTATTCAAATGAATCAATCGAGATTGTATATGTAAAACCGTATCGAGCTGGATACAAATACTATTCCTCTCCAGATTATCAAGGTGGTCTTCAATACGCAGAGCTTGAGGAAGAGATAAGCAACTATCATCTCAATAACATCCTCAATGGTTTAGCACCAAGTATGCTAATTAATTTTAACAATGGTACACCTAACGCCGAAGAGCGACAAATGTTAGAAAACCGTATTTACTCTAAATTTTCTGGCAGCTCCAACGCTGGTAAGTTTATCCTGGCTTTTAACGACAATCCAGAAAGTGCAGCAACTATTGAGCCAATCCAGTTAAGTGATGCTCACAATCAGTATCAGTTTTTATCAGATGAGAGCGGTAAGAAAATAATGGTAGCACACAGAGTAGTTTCTCCAATGCTTCTGGGAATCAAGGACAGCTCTGGACTTGGAAATAATGCAGAGGAACTTAAGACTGCAAGTACTTTAATGGATAACACTGTTATTAGACCATTTCAGACACTTTTGATTGATGCGTTTGACCAGATATTAGCTTACAACAGTATAGCTCTTAAATTATACTTTAAAACGCTTCAACCACTTGAGTTTACTGATTTGGAGAACGTAGTTGATAAGGAAACAAGAGAAGAGGAAACTGGTGTTAAATTAAGCAAAGAGCTTCCAGATGAAATGGGGAGTGATATTGCAGATGCTTTGATTGAGCTCGGAGAAGATGAAGAGGAGCTCTTAAAGGACTTTGATATTATTGATGAGCGTGAGGTAAGTTATGAGCATGAAGAGGAGCTTGATGAAGTTATAACTGATTTAAACAAGCCAGAGGAAAAGAGTTTGCTTTCTAAGATTTGGGAGTTTGTAAGCACTGGAAGTGCAAAGCCATATCAAAAGAGTGATCAAGATGGAACTTCTAAGCAATCAAGAGAAGAGGGAAATGAATTTCTTGTAAGATATATGTATGCACCAGCAAGAACAAAATCTACTTCAAGACAATTCTGCTCAAAAATGGTAAGTGCTAAGAAAGTTTACAGAAAAGAGGACATTGTTGCAATGGAAAACAAAGCAGTAAACGCTGGATTCGGAAAAGATGGAAGCGATACTTATTCTATATGGCTTTATAAAGGTGGTGCAAGATGTAATCACAAATGGTTTAGAAAGACTTACGTTAGAAAAGAGGGTGCTAAAGGACTCGGAGATGCAATAAGCACGACAGAAGCCAGAAAGAGAGGTTTTAAGCCAGAAGCAAACGCACAGAAAGTTCCAGTTGCACCAAAAGATATGAAGTATAAAGGATATACAGCAGAGTATTGGAATAAAATGAAATTTAAAAACTAATGGCAACAGCACTATTCATAAGCAGAACTGATCTTGTTAAGAACTCCATCATTGATGGAAATACTGACACGGACAAGTTCATACAATTTATAAAAGTAGCACAGCAAGTTGAGGTGCAGAATCTTCTTGGAACTGATTTATACAATAAGATAAGTGCTGACATCATTGCAGATACTTTGTCTGGAGATTACCTTGATCTTGTAAATAATTATGTGCAACCGACTTTGATTTGGTTTGCTCAAATGACATACATTCCTTTTGCTGCTTATCAAATAAAAAACGGAGGAGTATTTAAGCATTCAAGCGAAACTGCACAAAATGTAGAAAAAAATGAAGTTGATTACTTAGTATCGAAAGCAAGAGAATACGCTAACTATTACTCAACAAGAATGGTTGACTATTTATGTTTCAATGATTCAAAGTTTCCAGAGTATAGAAGTAACTCGAATGAAGATATTTCTCCAGATACTGACACAACGTTTAATGGTTGGGTTTTATGAGATATAAGGTAAAAAAAACTAACCTTAATAAATTAAAAAACTATATAGAAACTAAAAGCGAAAAAGAAGCTAAAAGGTTTTATAGTGATATTATAAGCAGAAATAAAAAACATGTTAAGTAAGATAGTAAAAGCTAAACATAGTAATAAAATTAACAGGCTTAAAGAAGCAAACCCTGTACATAAAGATAAGGTAGCTATAAGTTGGAGACACTATCACAGTAATACTTCGACTTTTACGCTTTATGATACAGGAATGACTGCTACATTCCCTTATGCTTATGGCACTATCCCTGTACCTTTTGATTGCTATGTTTCTAGTGTTACTATGACTGCAAACAAATATAGTAGCTATGGTACACCTACAGGAACAAGTGGAACTNTATATATATATAAGGGTTTAAATACTTTAGTTACTTCTAAAACACTAAGCTATACTGCAAGTCAAGGAATGGTATTAACATTTGATTTTGGTACTACTGCTCCTATTGATGCTGATGAAAAAATTACTATACGTTGGTATGCTAATGGTATATGGCGTTATATGAATAGTACAACAATATTAACAGAAAGATAATGAGTAAACCTAAATTAGCACTAATACCAAGCGGATATAAAGGAGGAGATGGAGAGGGTACAGTATATAGTATTCTACCCAATGATGCAAGTGGAGATTTTGACTATGAAAGAAATGGTTATGCTACAAGAGTGCGTAAAGATGGACTTATAGAAGAATTAACAGTA